GAGGTTGAGAGTAAATTAGTCGATGGCGATCTATTATTTAAATGTTAAGGAGAAAATATCATGGAAAATAAAAACGTTTTAACTATTAACTTTAATAACATAGAAGATTTGGCATTGCAAATCGCGGAATGGAATGAAACTTTAAACCATCAATGCTGCGGTAGTTGCCATGACAGCAAAGCGCCTACATCAACAGTTTGTGAAACTATTGATGTAGAGGCTGTAGAACCTAAAACGACAAAGAATGAAAAAGTTGAAGTAAAGAAAGAAAAAATATCAACTAAAGCGGCTAAAGCGGATGAAAAGCAAGAAACCCCTGTGACAGACTTCGAAGGTAACCCAACAAAACCTAAAAATGAAGAAAAGGTTGAATCAGTAGCAGAACCTGAACCTACTGAAGCAACAAAAGCCGAGGAACCGGAGCCAATAGAAACCCCTCAACAAGATACAGAATTAGACGTTGCTGCCGAACCTGTAGATAAAAAAGCCTTTTATAAGGAATTCCGTGAATGGATGGGCGAAGATGGGGTAAAAGCAAAAAAAGCACTTGCAATTTTTAGCAAGCATGGTGTTACTCGTCCATCTAGTGACTCTTTGACAGATGATCTTATCACCGATTTGAAGTCTATCATGGCAGAGAAGGAGGCTTAAATATGGCTAAGCAACAATTTAAAAGCCAAGCAGATATATGTAAAAAGTCGCTAGACATATTACACAAGGCCATTGAAATGGACCCTGGTAATGCTGAAGAATACCAAGCTGGTATTGCTTACACAGAAGGCGTTATGAAAGCGTCTAACGCAATTGTAAAAGCATTTGATGTGGTAGAGCCTCCCAAGACAGCTACTCCTAAAGACAAAACGGAAGATGTCGCAAAGGAAGAAAAGCCAAAGCGTACACGTAAGACTAAAACAGCTAAAGAATCTGCACCAGTTGATAGCAAACCAGCTGCAGATGAAGCGCAACCAACGGTTGAGCCTGGTGTAGAAGAAAATTCGAGCATCTTTGCCATGTTCGATGATTAAGGCGGTGGCGTTCTGTGGAAACTGTGTCTAGTTTATATATCAGTAAAATGTTCGACAGCATCATAATTGAAAAACATTATGATGCTGCTTACACAACAATTCACCATTGCGATTGCAATCATACATTTGGTGGCACATGGAACCGCAAATATAGCATGGGCTGCGGATATTATACAGGTGCGAAATATTATGTTTGTCCTAATTGTGGAACCCGCTCAGAACCATATGTACACAAAGTGATATTAACATGTGATGACGAGGAATTATTTCCTAAAGAAATGTTTTTTGAGGTCGTTAATTGCAAAGACTTCCTCGATCTTCGTATTAAATATAAAGGTATTCAGCTATTTTGGGATGGAACGTCTGAAGATGGCTCTTATAAAGAGGTTTTGCGTTTTGATTTCAAAGCCAGAAAAGCTTTTTATATCGATGAAGATAAGAGAAAACATGAACTCACAGTCGATTATATTCGTGAGTATGATAATCCGATTATGCCAATTTTAAAATACATAGGGAAGTCATATGCAGTTCATGGAGTTAATAAAGAACATTTGGTCAAACTCTTTAAAAGCCTGCGCCTAATATTTGAAAAGCGCTTAACAGAACAGTGTGGATATAAAGTAAAAGATGTTTATATCCCACATTCGATTAGTGAATATGGCGGATATGGGATTTCTATGCTGGTTAATATGATCTTAAAGCTCAGCGCTCCTGACATGCCTGCTGTCACTAAAATTATTAAAAGCAACATTAAATGGACTTCACGCTATTGGATTGGTTCTATAAGAGATCTGCATTTTTATGATTCGGTTTTAGCTATGACTAAAAAGGGGACCGGATTCTTAGAAGCATTGCGAATTTATCATCGAGCTCCTGATAGTAAATTATTGCGTAGCATGATGGTTAATGACCCTATGATTGTTAAGCTATCAGATATGCTGAATGTTTTTAAAGATGAAAATAATCGAAGGACAATATTGACTCTTAATCGAGAAAAAGGGTTCGATGATGTATCTGCGAAAATAATTAATGCAGCTCATTTAGATGAGAATATGGGTGTTAGGACTGAAAAAATACTTAATATGTGGCTTGGCCTTTCCAAACGATATGGTGAGCGAAATTTATTGCGATATTTGCTAAATGTCACTGCATCAGATATTAGGGATATTGTTAATATGTACAGTCAAATAACTGGTAAGTATATAGCTCAAGTTTGGAATACTGATTGCAAGTTAAAAGACTTTCATGATGTTGTAGTTAATGTTTACAACAAACAAGAATACGGTGACGTAATACTTCCGGAGGTTCCACAGCTACAAGCTGATGTAAACGGAATGCATTTTATGATCCCAAGAACTGCCGCAGATTTAATGTCTGCAGGTAAGCGGTTAAAAAATTGTGTTGGATCATACCGAGATAGAGTCATGAAAGGGACTACCGCAATAGTGTTAGTTACCGACGATGCTATGAAGCCAGTTGCGTGCCTAGAATTGGCCAATAAAGGTAAAAAGAAAGGTCGTCAAATATTCGACTTAGTGCAGGCGAAGCTCTTCGCTAATGAAGCACTAAAAAAGAATGCTCAAATTAATTCGACGGTCATGCAATGGGTCAATCAATTACAGATTGAGCCGCATACCATTGATGTGGATGCTAGTGTTCTGTAAAAGGGGAATCTTATGAAATTAACTAAACTGGAAATACTAAATTTTAAAGGGCTGAAATCATTTGAATTAAATTTAAATGGCGACGTCGTGATTCGTGGCGATAATGCTACTGGGAAAACTACCGTTTTCGATTCAGTGTGTTGGTTGCTATTTGGCAAAGATAGCTTAGATAGAGCTGACTTCGAAATCAAAACATTGGATGGTGGCGAACCTATCCATAAAGTTAACCACGAAGTAACAGGTACCTTTACATTAGATGAAGGAGGAACCGTTGAACTAAAACGTGTATACCGTGAAAAGTACTCATCCCCTCGTGGTGGCGAAGTAACTCTCACAGGTCATACAACAGATTACTTTGTCGATGGCGTGCCTAAAAAAGAAAAGGAATACAAAGAGATAGTTAGTTCGCTTGTCGATGAAAGCATCTTCAAGTTGATCACTAATCCTTTGTATTTTAACGAAACGTACTCTTGGCAAAATCGTCGGAAGCTACTTCTTGAAATGTGTGGCGATATTGACGATGCTGCTGTAATTAATAGTCGTGAAGATTTAAAACGATTAGCAGAGCTATTAGATGGTCGCACGGTTGATGATCAACGCAAAGTGATTGCCAGCAAGAAAACAGCTATTAATAAAGAACTGGATATGATTCCGGTTCGTATTGATGAAGCTGTGCGAAATAAACCTGAAGTTATGGCTGATAAAGATAAACTAATCAGCGATATTAAAACTTTATCAACGGGCATTGATGAAGTTGAAAAACAAAAGGCAATTATTCAAAACGGATTTAGCGCCACAGAAAAGCAGTCTAAAATTCGTGATATTAATCGTCAATTAGATGTTAGACGTTCAGATGTACTATCCGATTATCATAAGCGCAAACAACATTTGCGAAGTGAATATGAAACAGCACTATCTAAATTAAAGGCGACTGAAGCTGAAAGAGATAGATGCATGGATAGAAGCAACGAGCTTAATAAAGAAATTGAGCAAGAAGCCAAACGCATCGAAACTCTAACATCTGAATTCGACACATTTAACTCCCAGCAGTTTAGTAAAGAGTCTTGTCCTACCTGCGGACAACAACTACCGGTGGATAAGCAGGAAGAACTCGAGGCAAAATTCAATGCTAATAAATCTAAAAAGCTTGAAGAATGGAAAGGCCTTATCGATAGTGCTGCTAAGCTAAAAGAAAACTATGAAGAGCAGCAAAAAACTATGATATCGAAAGCTGACAGCTTAATAGATGACATTACCCTACAAAGCAAAGCGCGCGATGTTAAACGTGAAGAATATGAAGCATGTTCTGAACCTAATATCGAAGATGATCCTACGTACGCCGATTTAAAAGCGCAATTATTCTTGCTCGAGATTGAAGAGGAACCAGGTGCAGACACCGAAGAGCTTGCAAGACTTGATAATGAACTTTCCTCTTTAAAATCTAAAAAAGCAAATCTCGAAACTGAATTGAATAAATTCAAATTGATTGATGACATTGAAAATCGTGTTATCGAATTAGAAAATCAACAGCAAAAACTTGTTGCCGAAAAGAATGAATTGGATGAAGCCTCTTATCTGATGGATGAGTTCATCAAAGCTAAGGTCGATATGCTAGAAGATATTATTAACTCGAGATTCAAATTAGCACGATTTAAGATGTTTAATGTTATGTTAAACGGCAACGTCGAAGAATGTTGCGAAACCACATATAAAGGTGTTCCCTACCGCAGCATGAACAATGCTGCCAGAATTAATGTAGGGCTAGATATCATTAACGCATTGACTAGCTATTTCAAAGTTAATGCTCCGGTGTTCATCGATAATGCTGAAGCTGTTACTGACTTTATTGCTACTAATAGTCAAACGATTAAGTTGATCGTTGATGAATCGAAACCGCAATTAACTGTCGAGGAGGTGTAGTTATATGAATGATTTACAGATTTTTAAAAATGATACATTTGGCCAAGTTCGTATTTTAGAAAAAGATAACGAATTATGGTTTGTTGCAAAGGACGTCGCTGATACTCTCGGGTACCAAAACGGTAGTCGAGATGTAAACCGACATACTGATGAAGAAGATAGAACAAAGACAATGGTGTTTGATGGCAATCAAAATAAAGAAACGATTTTGATTAATGAAAGCGGACTTTATTCCCTGGTGCTATCTAGTAAACTACCAACGGCGAAACAATTTAAACGATGGGTTACGTCGGAAGTGATTCCTCAAATTCGTAAGACTGGTGCTTATAGCATGAATATTCCGAAGTCATTGCCTGAAGCTCTAAGAGCCTACGCTAACGAGGTGGAATCGCACAATGCTACCAAAGCTATTGTCGCTCAACAAGAGCAGCAGATAGCCGAATTTAAACCGGTTAAGGATTACGTTGATAAAATCCTTTCAAGTAAATCCTGCTTAACAATTACGCAAATTGCCGCTGATTACGGTATGAGTGCTCAAGAGCTAAATAAGATTTTGCATGAAGCTGGTCTACAACGCAAAGTCGGTGATCAATGGATTTTGTACAAGCAGCACATGTCTAAAGGATTCACTAAATCAGAAACATTTACGTTCTGCAGAAGTGATGGTCGCTTAGATTCTAAAATCACCACTAAATGGACTCAAAAAGGCCGTTTAGAAATTCATAATATTTTATCTAATTTAGATATCCACGCTGTATGTGAAAACGTGGCATAGGAGGTACATAATGGGTGAAGTAACAAAAGCGCAAACTCAAACACCATCTCTTAAAACTATGGTGTCTAGTGAGTCAGTAAAGAAACGTTTTAATGAAATCTTGGGTAAAAAATCAGCGGCCTTTGTGTCCAGTTTGATTTCTGTATCTAATAACAATGAACTTTTATCGAAAGCAGATCCTACTACCGTTATTACTGCAGGTGTAATGGCAGCTACTTTGGATCTTCCAATCAATCAAAACCTGGGGTTTGCCTATATCGTTCCTTTTTACAACAGTAAAAAGAAAATTAATGAAGCTCAATTTCAAATGGGTTACAAAGGGTATATCCAGTTGGCCATGCGCACAGGTCAATATAAGACCATTAATGCTAGTGAAATTTACGAAGGCGAAATTAAACACCATAACAAACTTACTGGCGAGTTCGAATTAGGCGATCGGACTGGTGATAACGTAGTTGGTTATATTGCTTATTTCAAGCTCATTAATGGCTTTGAAAAGTATTTATATATGTCTAAAGAAGATGCTGAAGCACACGCTATAAAGTATTCTCAAACATATAAAAGGGGATTTGGCCTTTGGAAAACAGACTTTGACGCCATGGCCATCAAAACAGTACTTAAACGTTTGTTAAGTAAATATGGCATTCTATCTGTTGAAATGCAAAGTATGGCTAATGCAATTTCTGTAGATGGTGCCGTCATTCGTGATAATAATGGCGAGCTCACCCCTGATTTCGAAGGTGAAACTATCGATGTTCAATCTGATGTAGCAGAAACCATCGCTAATAATGCAAATTCTGAAGCCATTGACATTGAACCTGGTCCTGCCAGTGAATTCGTTAATCCTGAAACTGGTGAAGTAGTCAAAATGTTCGGTGATTAATTGTGATTAGTATTCAAGCATTCGGTAGTAGCTCAAAAGGGAACTGCTACCGAATCAAAACCTCAACCAATGGCGATGAACTGCTACTAGACGCAGGGCTATCTTTTAAAGAAATCCAACGGTATTGTCGATTTAATTTTCTACATCTATGTGGCACGTTACTTACACATCAACATGGAGACCATAGCAAGGCTGTAAATGATTTATTGAGACTTGGCCATCGTGTCTATATGTTAAAAGATACTGCAGACGCATTATATGTAGCAGGACATCATAAAGCAATCTATATTACACCTAAAGTCCAATTTACGGTAGGTAATTTTAGCATTCTACCTTTTGAATTAGAACATGACGTGCCTAATGTTGGATTCTTGATTTCAGACGGTGAGGAAAAACTCCTATACATCACTGATACCTATTATTGTAGGTACACATTTAAAGATGTTGATCACATCATGGTTGAATGTAACCATTCTTATGAAATTCTAAATCAACAAGTAGAAGCTGGTTATTTAGATGAAAAGCGAATGGAGCGATTAATTCAATCTCACTTTTCACTAGAAAATGTAATTAAATTTCTAAAATCAATGGACCTAACTAAGTGTCAAGATATACGACTACTACATTTATCTGATAGTAACTCAGATTCAGAAATATTTAAGAAAGCTGTTCAAGCTGCTACCGGCAAATTAGTAATCGTAGAACAAGAAAGGAGTCCCTTATGATTATTAAATCAATAGCAATCACAGATAACGATATCAGCATTGCGTATCAAAAACCATCTGCTACAGGGTTAACGGATGTATTCACGCTAAAATCTAAGGATGATCCGCGTCCTGAACTGCTGCAAGCATTCAGCAAACTGCAGTCTATTGTGAAAAAGAATTTTGAATTCCTGGAAGAATTTAAAATCCCATTTTTGGTAAATACATTTAAATTTAAGTATGATGACATTGAAGGTCTTATTAACCAGGTTGGTGTTGAAGGTATCGTGTCTGATATGAACACGCCTAACAAATTTAAATTTAAAACGGGTTGGTTAAATGTTGAATATGCAGACTCTACATTCGCTATCTCAGTTCAAGACTTAATCGATGAATGCGTAAGGTTCATTATGGGCCGTCGAGCCCAGGATAATTTATTTGTAGATGAGGAATGATGAATGGCCAAGGACGTGTATTACTTCAGCCACGATGTTAATGCGAGCAATGATCCTAAAATCGTAGCAATGGAGTCAGAGTTTGGGGTTATTTCATATGCCTGGTGGTGGAAATTAATTGAAAAACTAGCTTCATCTGAGGACTATAGACTGCCTTTTAAAAAATACACCTTTATTGCTCTCGATAAAGAGTTAGGAATTTTAAACGAAAATGAACGACCGTTGAACGAAAATGAACGACCGTTGAACGAAAATGAACGACCGTTGAACGAAAATGAACATACTTTCTTTTGTTCAAATAAGTCATTTTTGTTTGTAAACTCGTTAATTAATGATTTTGAATTGATCGAATGTGATGAAGAGTATTTTTGGTCTCCTAGTTTGATTCGCAGACAAGAAGAGCGAAGAAGTAAATTTGAGAAAAAGCAGGAACAGCGTAGGCTCGCAGGCATTAAAAGTGGTGAAGCTCGCAGAAAAAAGGAACAAAATCGAACGACCGTTCAACGAACTTCAACGGTCGTTGAACAAAACGAACAAAAGGAAAGGAAAGGAAAGGAAAGTATATATTCATATTCATATAATGAGGCGCGCGAAAATGAAAAATCAGATAAGGATATCTTATCCATGTTTGATGATGAATCAAAAAAACATGATCCATATAAAAACGTGTTCAAAATTTATATGAATGATGTAGGTGAAATTTCTTCTGTGACAAAAGAGAAACTAGAAGGCCTTGTTAATGACTTTGGTGAAAATGAAGTTATTGACGCTATTAGTAAATCTAGCGAAGTTGGTAAGGCTAGTATCGCGTATATCACAGCCGTTCTAAATAACAAGATTAGGGAGGAGGCAGCAAAGGATAATGGAACAAGCAAACGTAACAGCAATGCTAGAGGCGTGTCTCGAAAAAATTCGAGAAAGGACGAAGACGTCGACTGGGAAAAAGAATATCAAAGAGTCCACGGTAAAAAATGAGTTCTTTTACCCGATCTATGACAAGCCGGTAGTCATTCAAACAAACGTCAATACCACCTATGCTGCAGTTGGAATCCCTAAGCGCTATTATGATATGGATTTTGACTGGTTACGTAAACACGGTAGCTTTCCAAAAGAAAACGCTGAAGCTTATGACGTGGTTAAAAAGTATTCTGATAATCTGAAAGCTAATCTTGATTCTGGTAAGGGCCTCATATTAAGGGGCCCAGCTGGTACTGGTAAGACATCGATTGCGGTAAGTATCCTAAAACAAGCTATGGCATTAGGTAAAGGGTGTCTAATGATTTCAATGCCTAATCTATTAGATACCATGCTTACTTTATCTAAAGGCGACAATGTAGCCTATCTAAGATTTGAGCAAAAACTGCGGAATATTCCATTGCTATTGCTCGATGACTTTGGGGCAGAGTACTCAAAATCTGATTGGGTACCGTCCAAAGTTGAAAGCATCATTATTGATCGCTACAACCGGATGAAACCCATCATTCTCACGACGAACTATAGTGATGCTTGGACTGAAAAGAATTATAGTCAAAGGGTGTATGACCGCCTACGTGGTGAATATGCTGTGGCTATATTCAATGGAGAATCACACCGATGAAAATTCTCTTACGATGTCAATTTAGATTCCGGAAGAAAACTCACGACCGGTTCCCAACATTGAATGAGTATATTGACTGTGAGCGTGGTTCGACTATAGCAGCTGCTGCGATGAAGAAAAAATGTACTGAACAGGTTAAAGAACAATGCTTGGCTCAGAAGATACAACCTGTTAATGGGAAAGTAGACCTACTATTTGAATGGCACTCATCAACCAGGCATGATCCTGACAATGTAGCGTTTGCTAAGAAGTTCATTCTTGATGGACTACAAGCTGCTGGCGTGCTAGAAAACGACAATAGAAAATTCATCGGAACCATGGCTGATGATATTATTCAGGATGATGAAGACTATGTAATCTTACACATCACAAAAAATATGGGTATATTTCTGTAGCTGGAAAGGATGGCGCTATGGATGAAATAAGAATTCAAAAAGCACTAGGAAAATATCTGTTTTTACAAAACGTATGTATACCAAATGTATTAATGTATCAAAAGGGACATAAGGAGTATGAAGCGGATCTGATTTATTTTGGACGTAAATCAAATTACCTCACAGAGGTGGAAATTAAGATTGATATCTATGACTTTAGAGCTGACTTCAAGAAGGAAAACTATCATAACCACCCTAATGTTAGACAGCTATATTATGCAATTCCAACAGACTTATATTTAAAACATAAGGATGAAATCGATGAAAGAATAGATGATGCAGGGCTTATATTGATTGATGAATTAATGGACTATAACGGCATAATATACGGCAAGGTAAATTGTTTTCATAAGAAAGCTAAGCCTCGTAAGAATACTATACCTCTAACAGAACATGACAAGCTCAATTATCTGAAGCTAGGCTGCATGAAATGGGTTAATCGATAGAAAGGAGACAATGAAAATATTAGATGCATGCTGTGGTAGCAGAATGTTTTGGTTTAACAAAGAAAATACAGACACAATTTACATGGATAATCGAACTGAAGATACAATGCTATGTGATGGTAGAAAGCTAATTGTTAAGCCTGATATAATCGCAGATTTTCGGGATCTTCCTTTTGAAAATGAAAGCTTTCATCTAGTAGTATTTGATCCACCTCATCTAATAAGGGCAGGAGATAACTCATTTTTAAAATTAAAATATGGAAGGTTAGATACAACATGGAAAGATGACATTAAGCAAGGCCTCTCTGAATGCTGGAGGGTTTTAAAGAAAAATGGGACAATGGTATTCAAATGGAATGAGGAACAAATCTCGTTTTCTAAGATTAAAACCTTACTTCCTTGCGAGCCTATAATTGGACAACGTAGGGGAAAAACAATATGGTTGATATTTTTTAAAAGTTGAAATGTTAGTTGTTTATCACTGGTAAAAACAAATTCGGGCTAAAACATAAAATTACTTGTAAAAGGGGGCAACATATTTGAATGAATATGATATTGAGAAAATCACAAGGTTGGCCACAGAGGTGGCAACCAAAACTTACTATGAATTAGCTAAACAAGAAAATGCTCAACTCGGTCGCAAACTTCGACACAACACGATCAAGTTATTAAAGCATTACAGTCAGCTGCAGTCGTATGTAGACAATGCTATCTCGGATTCGACACAAGCCGAGGATATATGGCTCAATGAACTGTTGATTGATATGTTTGACGATAAAAGCATTGTGAAAGTGAATGCGATTGTTAAATCTAAAGAAAAAACAGCATTGATGATGCGACATGTAAATAACATGCTAGATATCTATGCTGAAAAATGCAGTGAGAAACAGTTTAAATACTGTGAATGTGTTCGACGTTATTATATCGATGGCGAAACATTAGAAGAAATTGCTGAATCATTCCCTGAAAAACCGGATGTACGCACTATCCATAGGTATGTTGCAAGGGGAATAGAAGAACTATCAGTACTTCTCTGGGGAGTGATAGGGCTCAATACAAAATTGTCATAAAACTGTCATAGACATGTCATTCTTGACAATTTATAATGATAGTGTGAGTAAATGGGAAAACAAATACTCTATCTCTCAACGACACAGTGAAACCTAGAACACTAAAGCGAAAAAGCCCTTGCTTCGGCAAGGGCTTTTTGCTATAGGGTAGCTACTCCTATAAAACAGTGCGATCGCAACAGGATGCAAGTTAATGGCAAGTTATATACTAAACGTAAATAACAAACGCGCGTTTACCGTAGTCACGAGCATAACGGCGTTTACCAGTCTTAGAGTCTGTTACATATGCAACAAATTTCTTTGTGCCACGTTTAGACCCACTTTGAGATGTTTTCGACATATTAGCTTTTCCTTTCATAAATTTCTCTGAAGAGATTTATGGCGGGCCCGCACTATTTATATTATAACCATTATTTATTGATTAAACCAGTATTGAGATGTAAATGAAAAAGACCCCGGAGTCCGGGGTCTTTTTCATAGACGGAACAAGTAAACTTGTTTGAAATAAAATGAGTTGTAGCTAATAACTCAAAGCATCCTTTATACGTCTAAACATCTCACTAACATCATATCACTAAAATATAAAAAATC